TACCTTTTGGTTTGATGTTTTTATCTCTAATAGCTCTCCATATTCATTTGTAGTTGTACACTCATCAGCATAAACATCTAATGCAGAGGCTATAATACTATCTGTATCCATTGCCTCATAGTCACGAAATAACTCAAGTCTTGTTGCTTGTTGAAGTTGACCAGAGTAGTAACTAAATCCAGGTACATTAGAAAATAAACGAGAGAATTTATCAACTCGCCTATTACTTTCCATATTTCCAGATGATTGAACTTTGTCAATATCAATAACCTTTAATTGATCACCACCTACATTGCGAATAATAACATCGGTTGAAAATAATTTACGTAGCCTATTAAAGACCGAACCTTCTTTATATTCTGGTAAATTTGAGTCTTGTTGTTCCATTTCCTATTTTTATAAATATGTAACTATTATAGTAACCAAGTAATATCTTCTTGTGTACCGTTGATGTTTTGCTTCCAAGAATCGTTAGGACTAGGTTTTCCTGTGTATATGGATGTTGATGATTTTGTATGTGTTACAGCCATTCGAGTTAATTCAATTCCTGCTTGTCTTAGTTTTAATGCTGTGTCTCTTACCCATAGTCCTTGAGCAAAACACATAACTAAGTCATCGTTATAACCAGTTGCTGCTTCCGCTCTTGAGTTTTTCCACACAAATACAAGTAGTTCATCAAGTGTTCGTCTACTTCTAATTATACAGCTTTTTTCTCGCATATACAACTCTAATTTACTGATTGATAGGGGTCTTATCTTACTGCTTATAGTAAAACCTGCAACCATGTTAGACTTGTTTACTATGTCATATCCTTTGCTGATATATGCATCTGAATCGAATACATTTTCTTTGTATGAGTAGTAAAGATTCTTGTAACCTCTCTCTAATACTTGCTGAATAGCTGCCCATCCAACATTTGCATTTTCAATTACTAATAGTGCATCATTGTACTCAGTTGCAATACTAACGAGCATATTACCATAATCTTTAGTAGTAAGTTGTCCTTTGTATTCTGCTACTTGAGTTGCTGTTTCTACATCTATTACGTGGAATGCTGAATAATCTGATCCATCTCCACGTGCAACGTCAGCTGTTACAATATAATCTTTAGTATAGGAAGGTCTTTCCCATACCCAAATATTATTATCAAAACCTCTCTTTTCTATTGGTTCTTGAACTGAGGTTTGAATATACCATTGGAGTGTATCAGGCATGATTACTGTGTTACCTGATGTTGAGAAGTCACAGTCACACTCTTGTGCTGCTAATCTTATTCCTAATTCGACATCTTGCTTATCACGCCAAGCTTGATCCCTTTCTGGATGGACTTGCCATGGAAGTCTAATTGTATTGAATGTATTGCCTGTTTCACCACCTTCAGCTTTGGCCCACATCTTATGAAAGAAGTTACCAGTTCCATTAGGTGTACTAAGTAAGATTGCTCTACCTCCAGTTGATAGAGTTTGCTGTAGTGATGCCCATAATTCCTCAGCTCCATCAACGAATGCTGCCTCATCAATAATTACTAGTGATAATGCTTCTGATCGTCCTGATGTTCCTGTAGATGCTACTGCTTTAATTTGAGATCCGTTGCTGAGTCGAAGTGATAATTTATTATCCTCCGATGCTTTTAACTTGAGCCAACTTGGTAAATTCTCAAACATTACTCGAACCTTTGTTACAAGGTTTTTCGATGTAGTTTGATCAATCGCCACTACCAATATATTCTTATCGTTGTGGAATAATATCATCCATAAAGCGTAGCCGGCAATCAGAGTTGATATCCCTAACTGTCGGCTCTTTAGAATAATGTTACGATCAAACTCTTCAAATTGATCAACTGCCTCCTCTTGAAACTTGTATAAGTGAAATGGAATCTTACCTCTTGTTGGGTGTTGAATCATGCAGTACTTTTTCATAAAGTACGTTGGTGATTTGGCACACTTGACGTATTCTTCTCGTATTAGTTGTTTTATAGACTTTTGTCCAGGAGCTTGTTCAGCCATATTAAAACTTAATTAGGTTGTACTGTAGTCCAAACCCAACACCCATTGCTGGTCTTTGATTTAGAAAATCGTAGCCTATGTGTATACTAGGTCCAAAACTAAAATGTGTTTTCTTTGTAATAGGATCTTTTCCTAAGTTAGCTCCTACTATGCTCGTGATCTTTAGCGTTGTATCTGATGGTATTACGAATATGTTTTTTGTACCATCTCGTTCTTTTTTAATTCCAACTGTTATTGCAAAAGCAATTTGATCACTAAATATCTCTGTTTTACCTGGGATGATATCAATCTTTCCTGGTGTGTCTTTTGTGTTGGGTGTTTCAACTAATCTAAATTTAGATATGCCCTCTAACTCTCTACTTTGTGTTGAGTGTTTAAATTTAAGTCCAAGTGAGCCGTCTTCTAATCTCATTAGTTGATTATCAAGAGATAAATTAACACCGATATACTTTATGTCTGTTTTTATAATAATCTCCGGTTTACCTCCTTTTACTTTATCAAGTTCCTTCTTAAGATCAGAATTTATCTTTTCTAATTCAGTCTTATTAACGAAAAGTATACCTTTTTCATATTGCAGACCTTTGTTTTTTAACTTGGTAACCGTAATTGTATCAGTCAAAGCTTTTATATTTTGCTTGCTAATAGCTTCTTGGTTGGATGCATCCTTACAACCTCTACCCAATAACGCAAACAACACTAGGATTGCTAGTGTTGCTATTACGCTATATGGTGCAGTAAACTTATTCACCTGATAGATTATTTCTCACTCCTTTAAGGATAGGCATTACCTCGTCTTTACTCAATCCAAATCCTCCAACAATCTTAGTAAGAGCTATAATAAGATTCTCAGGCTCATCACTTGTAGGTATTTTTTTTAATTTACTTAAATACTTACTTGATAGTTTTGTGATTTGATCAGCATAATCAACATCTTCTTCTGATTCTTCTTCAGTGTCTTCAGGTTCTTGCTCTGGCTCCTCTTCAGGCATTTCTTCGGGTTCCTCTTCAGGCATCTCATCCTCTTCAGCTTCAAGTATTTGTCTAATTGTACGACGAATCTCTTCTCTTAAAATTTGTTCTTGTTTTTTCATTATTAATTAAGTGTAAGTAAGTATTTAAGTTTATTTATAGCTGCTAACATTTCATCTCTTATATTAAGAAGATCTGTATCAGCTGTTGAATCTAGTGTGTTAGTTAGTCCTAAAAGGAATTGAGTTGCATCGTTTAAGAAAGTTGGTACATCCAATTGATCAATATCTTTTAGTACTATATTTCCTTGACCACCCACTTTTACTCTTCCATACTTACCCATATAGACTTCAACAAAACCATCAATTAGATCATCTAAGCTATCGTAGATGCCACCATAAGCCATATGCCGAGCATAATGCTTTGTTCCCCAATGCAACATTCTAAACTGCTGTTGCAGTTGAATAAACATTAAAACGAAGTCTGTTTTCATGTGTTAGTGTTTAGCTTGTTTTTTGTATGCCAAAGCTTCTTTTAGCTTCATTGTTGGTTTTGGCAACATTGAGTCAAACTTACTACCATACTTCTTTTTCTTATATGTGGTAGCTTCTTTTTCAGCAGTTTTAGTTACCTTTTCACTCTCCTTCTCGGTAGTTGATTTGGTTTTTTTCTTCTTGTTTGGCTCAATTTTCTTTTCAGCCAACACTTCTCGAACTGCTTCACCGATTAAAGCTCTCAATCTAGATCTATTCATTTTTTTATGTTTTATATAAATATCACCACTTTCGGCAAGACCAATATCTAGCTTTTGTTTTTGGACCTGGTGTAGCACATTTGTGTCTTGCTCTAAAGGATTTGCGTCGGGCTGGTATATTTTTCTTTATTCTCATGTTAGGATCACCGAAGTTTACCTTAACTATATTACCAGCCGGGTTCTTAACATATACTTTGAATTTCTTTACATCGCCGCGCATAGGTTTATTTAACTTAACAGTGCGGCCATGATATTCAGCTTCTGTTAAAGTCATCTTGCCAGCTTTAATATCCTCCATCAAAGCGATAGCACATTCATTACATATTGATGTGTGTTCCATAGATTCTTTTGTTTTATTTCCCCAATTAGCAGCTCCGACATTTCTACACTTTGATAATGCTAGTGATCCTAGTGCTGATGGCCAGACTTTATATCTTGATTTTACTTTATAATAACATGCATCTTTTTTTGTCTCTTCTTCTAAATAACCCTCAGCCTTTGGTGTTTTATTACCCATACCAACTTTACGCTTTTGTGTAACTAGTGCTTTTTTTTCTTTTTTGTCAAAAGACTGCCATGTTTTTGGTGTATCCTTAGACACCTTTTTACTAGGTCTACATTTTTTTACACCTTTTGTTTTACTACTACCACAAGGGTTACCGTTTTGATCGACCCACTTTTCCTTTACCCAACGACGCAAATCTTCATTAATTGAATTTCTATCCTCTTCACGCATAAATTAGTCTTTAATGTGATTGTGTATAATTCCACCAACAACTGCAGCATCAACTTGTAGATCTGTCATTTCAACAGGCGTTAGTTTTGTATTTCTTTTTGTAAAGTCAATTCCTAAACAACCAATTAATCTGTCGTGGTTGTTGTATATTCCAAAAACATATTGACTCTTAATATCCATTTCTAAGGCAATGTGTTGCATACCGTAGTTTTGTATTTCTGGATCGTTGAAGTCTGCAATCTCAATATGTCCATTTTGTAAGACGTCTTTAAGCATTTTACTAAATAAGCTTACTGGGATGTTTTGATAATATCCCTGCACTGATTCAGTATCTTTTGATACCACCTCATAGAACATACTATATTTTTGTATAGATTTTCCAGTTGGATAATAATGACCTCCATTATGGAATTGTATAATCCAAGCTCTATCACAATGCATTGTTCGGATTAAGTGTTCTAATCTATCAACAATGTTTGTGGCTGTTTTTAATTCATCATGTATTGGATCCTGCTTCTTTTTTCGTTTATCAAGCCATTCGCGAACAAGTACAACAACGATAGGTCCTACTACGCCTGTTAGGAAGGCGACAATAATATTAATGTGTGGTTGAGTCATCTTTAATAGTTTCTTTAAGTTTATCTATGTATTCATTTATCATCGATGAAACTTTTTTCTTATCTTCGCCAACCCAAGTCTCTATCTCTCCAGACTCAGTTACGTGTTTCTTACCAACATCATCGGCCATGAATTCAACTAGTTGATCAATTAAATCTTTGTTAAAACTAACTCTATTAGATTGCTTTCTTTTAGTAATATATTCATCATACTTACCTTGCTTCATAAGCTCATGCTCTAGATCAATCACACACTCAAAACACATTCTATGAGTATCCCAAGTTTGCTCATTGAAGTAATGCTTCATTGATCTACTGCAGCATGGGCATGTTAATGGTGCTACAAAGTACTTCCTTGTTTCCTCTAGTTTATTTACAGTACGCTTGATACCGTTTTTAATGGTCCAAGTTTTCTTGTTTTCAACCCAAACATCACCTTCAGTGTGCTTTACTACCTTTTTGTTTTCTCCTGCGAAATGTAACATATTATAACTTGTATTTTGTGAATAAACCTTGTAATCTATCGTTAAACTCTTTAAAAGCTTGAGTTATTTCTACTTTAACTTTATTGGAGTATGCTTCTGCTTGTTCTGTTGATTGTAGTGTTTTTGCAAATACCTTACCACCAGTTGATGAGATAGTTATTTCCATCTTTAAATCAACACCTGGCATATCTATTGATTGCTTTTCTGCACTATGATCAAAGTGTAGTCTCAAATTAAGAGCTGGTGCAGTTGCTACAATTTCTTTTTCCTCAGTAAGATTCTCTTTAACACCAAAAGAGCTTTCAAGGCCTTGTGTTAGAAACTTACCAGTAATTTTAAATGGATGGCCTGGATATATTGAATCATCACTAATTACAATTCCCTCATGTTTTTCTAAGTCACCAATTTCACTTGTTGCGTTATTTAGAATCTCATCCCCTAACTTTACAATTGCTGTATATATAACAGTGTCCCCTACTACTTTGTTTAAATCTAAATTTGGAAAGTCTTGTGCTATATTTTTACTTGCAGCTGCCTTTACATAGTCTTTGCGAATAATGAGAGGTGTTTGAAATTTTACATCCTTTAACCAATCTCCAAGTGACTTTGTTACGGCAGCACCTTTAGGATATAGAGTAACCTTTTCAGATAATGGCTTTTGTAGACTTGGTGTGTTTTTAAACTCTACATCTACAGTACCAAGTACTTTAAATCCATTCTTTTGAGCGACAACATTAAGCTTTTTAATATAATCACTCATTGCAGCTTTGTCGTAGCTAATATTGTTAGTCTCTCTTGATTTTACTCTTCCTGTTTTAGGATCGGTATTTTTCGGTTTAATTTCTTTTAATCCGTGAATGGCTAAGAAATTACCAATATCTCCATATCCAATAACATTTGTCTGGCCAGATACGTATTCAATGTTTAATAATATATTTGGATTATCTGCTAATCCAAGTCGTTTAAGTTCATTTTTTGTTGATGGAATTGCATCATTAAATATTTTCAACACCTTTCCACCAATCCCAACAAAACCATGCTCTTGTCCACCTTTTGCTGGAAATCTTGTTGGTAGATCTGAGGTTGTTACTCCTTTAACATCTAGATCACTAGCTGAGCCTCTATCCAATGCAAATTCACGCTTACCATTAATATCAGCTAATCTAATTGATGCATTAACCCCATCTATCTTTACACTAGTTCCACCTTTTTTTATTGATTCTATTGATTTCTTAAAGACATTTATTATT